GATTGGGGAATACATGGGATGCTCTGATTGTATATACAAAGCTAGGGAAGCATTAAAGGAAAAAACATGACCCGCGAAGAAGCTCGTGTATGGCGCAAGCTGGAGGACTACATCAAAGCCCGCCAGAACTTCTTCAAGGAACAGACTCAGCCTGCGTGGAAGAACTGGAAGACAGCAGAACTACAGATGGTCGCTCAATACGTTGAATTCAAAAAAGGAGACAAAAAATGATGTGGGGGTTTGAGGGGGACGAGAAGCTCGGCAACTGGGAGGTTGTTCAGAGACACAGGGAGCGGGCCGAGTTCGAGGGGTTTTGCAGAGGGTTAGCGGTCGGCGCGGTTATCGCCGTTGCATTTTGCGTTGTTAGCTTCTGGATGTTTTCATGAACCTGAACCTTGATTTTGATTTTGTAGAAAAGAAGACCGCACATAGCAAGCAGGTGTTGCCCTACATGAAATTGTGGTGGGCGGTGTTGCTACAAGCGGTTAACGATGCTACTCATGAATCTACCGGAAACATGAGCAGACGAGTGGTATTGGATTGGTTTGAAAGCAACAAGCACGACGTTTGTTCGTTTATCTGGATATGCGACACGCTTGATCTTAATTACGAGTACGTCAGGGACAACGTGCTGCGTATAAACATGGAGCGGGAGGAAAACGAGGAGAAGATTAAAAATTATGTTGTGAAAGACCCTAAAAGGAAGGCAATGATCCAGCGGGGGGAAGCAAAGCTTAAAATGGTGGATGGCAAGGTTACGTTTATTGTTTTGGAGAAAAAGAATGGATTTCGCGGAAGCAATAGTAAAGGCAAAAATACAAATCAAAGAAGCGGAGAGTGATGAGCGAAACAAAAATTATTATGAAGCAAGAAGCAGAATCAGTTCTGCAATTTATTATTTAAAGAATTCATTAAAAAGTGTTGAAGAAAAAGATGACGCCAAACGAACGACAGCAGCTTAAGAGTGATTTACGTATCGTGTCTGCATATTACGGACTATCAACAGAATCAGAAAAGATGGCTTACATAGCAGCGGAAGATTGTGAACGCGCGAGGATTATTTACAGGAACATTCGGATATCTATTGAGGAGGAAACGAGATGAGTGAGTTACGCGACCTTTATGCGGGATTGGTTATGCACGCTCTCATTTTGTCGGATAAACATACAAATATGTATGGCATTGCAGACCAAGCATTTGAGACGGCAGAAATTATGATGGAAGAACGTGAAAAAAGAAGAGCGCAGGAAACTGATGCCGCAGACGGCAGCTTGGGTGGATGAAATAACAAAAGTATTCGGCCCTCCGGTAAAGATTGTGGCAGAAGAAAACGGCTACAAAATAGACTGGGAAGATAATGACGAAAGACGAAAAAAAATATCTCAGCGCCGTAGCTGATCTCGGTTGTGTGGTCTGCCGCAGGATGGGGTATGTCGGGACTCCTGCGGAAATACATCATAAGAGGGCAGGACAGGGGCTTTCTAACCGCGCAGGGCATCATCTGGCTATACCCCTATGCCCAGAGCATCACAGGGGCGCTACGGGCGTCCACGGCCTCGGTACGAAGGGGTTTGTCAGCCGCTGGGGGTTTACCGAGGATGACCTGCTGGGAGACGTTCGTAAGTTATTGATTTATTAGGCAGTGAAAAATAGTTAAAAAAAGTGTTGACGCGCCTATTAGTCTAATTTAAAGTTACATCCATGCAGTCGGGGGACTGCTTAACTGGAGGCTTAAAAATGAACAACGATCTGAACCTGAACCAAATCGACGAACTGGGTATGTTGCTGGCTCAAATCTCTGACCTGCAAAAAAAGGCCGACAAGATCAAGGACAGCATCAAGGATTCTGCTTCGCTCGGTGGCGCAAAGGTTGTTGAGGGTGCCTTGTTCAAGGCTACTTACATCGAAAGCAATCGCTCTGTAGTCGATTACAAAAAGCTGCTGAAAGATTTGGGTGTTGGCGCGGAGAAGGTTGCAGAATACACCAGCACGACCGCAGTGTTTAGCGTAAAAGTTACCAGCCGTTAATCAAGGAGAAAATTATGACGCACGAACAAATTCCGCAGATCATCGAAGAAGCGCGTATTGCGGCGCGCGAGGCAGCAGAGAAATTCTTCCAAGAAAAACTTGGGGGTGTTGACCAATATGCTTGTGGATTTGCATGGGTCAATATCTATGGCATCAAAGGCAATACCAAAATTGGCAAGGCTTTCATCGCAAATAACATCCGTAAAAACTACAACGGCAGCGCGTATGAGATGTGGAACCCTGCAAATATTGGTTGCCAGAACATTGATACCAAAGAAGCTGGCGCTAATGCTGCGGCTGAAGTTTTCCGGCGTTATGGATTCGAGGCTTATTCTGGTAGCCGTCTTGATTAAATTCGGCATCATCAACAAGGATACCGGCGAGATACGTGAGGCCAATTGCGCCTCACTCGCGCTGGATATGTGGCAAAACAGAACTGGAAAATGGAGACTTGTGATAGATGGAAGAACTGCAAAAGAAGACTGAGTGGGATAAAGGATTCGACGCTGGGCAGGATTTCGTGCTGGCGATGATCAAGGATTTAGCAGGCGTGGAGTTTAAAACAGTGACGGAGTTGATTACGTTTGTCAGGCAAAAATCAGATGGTACGTTCGTGAAGGAAAAGTAAATGGAAGATTTATTTTCTGGGGACAGTAATTTTTATGAAGAAGAATGGGTTGGTATGCCTGAATTCGTTCAGGATAAACAAGAGCCATATGCAAAAATTATTGTCAGATTCCCTGATGAAAAATCATTGCAGGAATTTTCAGAATTAATCGGACAGAAGCTTACAAAAAAAACAAAAAGTATCTGGCATCCTAAATTAATGCGAGGAATAAACTGTCGCAAGAAATATGTCGATGAATCCTGAATACCCGATTTACATTATCTCGAAAGGACGGTGGAAAAACAGGCTTACTGCACGTTCGTTAGAAAAAATGAATGTCCCGTATAAGATTGTGATAGAGCCGCAGGAGTTTGATAATTATTCTGCTGTGATGGATAGAGACAAGATACTTGTATTGCCATTCAGCAATCTTGGGCAGGGATCAATTCCAGCTAGGAATTGGGTGTGGGATCATTCAATAGAAAGCGGATGGTCAAAGCATTGGATACTTGATGACAACATTGAGGCATTCAATCGTCTTAACCGCAATATGAAGCCAGAGGTAAGAACTGGCGCGATATTTAAAGCCGCAGAAGATTTTGTTGATCGTTATGAAAACGTAGCCATATCCGGATTCAATTATTATTCATTCTGCAAATCAACGGATGCTGTTCCACCTTTTTACCTGAACACCAGAATTTACTCTTGTATTCTTATTGACAACGCAATCCCCTATAGATGGCGTGGAAGATACAACGAAGATACTGATCTATCTTTACGTGCGCTGAAAGATGGTTATTGCACCATTTTGTTCAACGCATTCCTAGCTGGCAAAGTAACTACCATGCGAATGAAAGGCGGCAATACAGATGAGCTATATGCCGATGATGGCAGGAAAAAGATGGCAGAGGCTTTGCGTGATCTGCACCCAGACGTTACAAGAGTAGTCTGGAAATTCAACAGATGGCATCATCAGGTTGATTACAGAAAATTCAAAAAGAATAAGCTGATAAAAAAATCAGGAATTCAAATTGAAAATAAAGTAAACAATTACGGCATGGTGCTTAGGGATTTACAGGAATAGCTTCCCCAAGGGTGATTAGCAGTCATCACTCTTTCCCGCAGTGAGGTTATAAGACCAACCCCATGCCAGAACACCTTGGAGGCAGCGATTCATCGGTATGGGTCTTGTCTCACCTGTGGTACCCATAACTTGTCCAGTCGCTCGCTGACACGCTGGGAGGCATTGGTCGGGGGTGCATCCGAAGCCTGTGTATTCTTCCGCGCAGCCCATGCAGGCTCTTGCTATCGTGCGGAGTACGGGTAGGTTTCGCCTACCAATCGTAACCGCTACGACCTACTATCTTTTATTGGATCGTAAGCAAAATCGCCATGAAGTTTTTTTCTAGTTTTTTCTACCCAGTCAGAGGCTTCTTCAATAGTATTAAAAAATTTTCTATATCTATTTTTATTAAAACAGACTTGTCCTTGAAACTTTCCAAACTGTTCCCTTACGCCACGAACGCCAGTTTTTGAGTGTTTTCTAACTTTGCTATTTCTTGTGTTTTCAGCATGAGAACAAATCCGAAGATTTGATTTTTTATTGTTTAATCCATTGCTATCAATATGATCAACGAATTCTCCTTTTGATGCTTTAGTTATCAGCCTGTGCATCAAAAATACTTCTGTTTTATTTTTTATTCTTTTAGAGTGAACCGCATATACGCTACATTTTGATTTAAGAACGTGCCACTTTATATCTTTTACTAGCGGATAGTCCTCATCATCTATTTCCGCAAAGTAACCTTGTGTAAGTTCAATGTGCATAAAAAAACCCCTTAAAGGAACGAGCTTTGGGCTTGGCTGCCGCATACGAGAGGTGCAAGACCACCTGCCCGTAGCTTTGACGAAGCCCGCTCCTTTAAGGGGTCGCGGTTCGCTGTCTTGAGCTATCACACGATGCCACTCGTGCAATTAGGGCGAATCTTATGTCACCCCATGTCATTCCCGCAAGGGGGTATGGCAAAAAAATCCTATAATTTACATACTCTTACCACTGGTATAAATATCTCCCACATTCGGGGGGTAAAAAAGTGTGCGAATGTTGGAAAAAAGTGTTGACATGGGGTAATCGTTTAATTTAAAGTTACATCACTCACCGCAATCAAGCAGTGATAACTGGAGAGAAAATGTTTAAATATAACGACGGTGGTCGCAAGGAGGCTGGATTTAAGGGCGTAGCAGGTGACTGTGGCGCTCGCGCGATGGCGATTGCTCTTGGCCTTGACTATAAAGCGGTCTACAAAGAACTGGCTCAAGCAAACGCTGACAACGGTCGCGCCAAGTCAGCACGCAACGGCATCAACAAAGACATCTATTCCGAAGTGCTAAAGCGTTATGGCTGGGTGTGGCACAAGGCTCCGCAGTTCGATGGTCGCAAAGCGCGGTGCAGCGATATGCCAGCTGGGACAGTGATCGCCAAGCAAGCACATCATTTTGTGGCGGTGATAGACGGTGTTGCAAATGACATCTGGGATTGCACGCATCGCATGGTGTATGGATATTGGGCAAAACAGTAATCAACTGGAGAGTAGACATGAAAGCTCGCAAAGCGCTGATCGAAGAAATGGCAGATGACATTACCAGTGGAATCCGGCGTTATCTGTCGATGGAAAATATAATTGACTGCATGATGGATGATGGCGATCTCGATCCCAGTACCGTAGCAGGTATGTTGTCCTCTAATGAGGATGTTCGTATCGACTGCCGTGATCGACTGGTAAAACAGGTTTATGATTACGCCATAGACTTTTTCACGACAGATACCATTGGTATCGAGTTTATTGATGATAAGATGGCAGAGATCGAGGCAGAGGAAGATGAAGCTGCGCGGGAGGGCGTATGAAAATCATCACTGAGTTTGTTTATCCGCCTATTCCAATCCGGCGATACGACTGGAATGCTGTCAGGGAGGGATACGACGAGGGCGACCCTGTAGGCTGGGGTGCGACGGAGCAGGAAGCGATCAACGAATTACTTGAACTGGAGGCAGCATGAACGCAAAAGATGTGGCAATGGCTGTAAATTTTTTGAAGACTTTTAGGGATTCATCGTCTGCCCCTGTGTCGGAATTTAGCGACCTTGTTTGCCTGATTGCGCGAATGCAATTTGCGCTGGATAGGATTGAGATTCCTGTCGAAAAGGAGGCGGCATGACCACGTTACCCAAAAGCTGGCCTTTCCCGATCCAGCCGCCAAAGCCGCTGACAGAAAAAGAGTTGCGGGAACTTGCCTACAAGGAAGCAGAAAAAGCTCCCTTCTAGTTGACACATAAGGAAAAAAATATATAATTAAATTATAGAGGCGTAATGCGTCCGTTTTCCGCCAAAAGCGATTGGGACGATTATGCTTCCCGCGCCAAAAAGCGCGGATAAACCTGTTGGCTACCCCTTCCCCTCCCAAATCCTCCGGGGGTAAGCGCAACGCCGGATCAGTAACCGGCATCTTTTTGTAGCCAATTACTTTGGAAAAAGGAACGGAATATATGCCTAAAACCGCACAGAACGCCGCAGGAGAGGCTCAGGCATTGTCGGAAGGGGATAGCCCCAAAAAGCCCCGAAAACCCGCCAAAAGCGATTCTGATGCGAAAATTGAATATCTTCCCGTATCCCAGTTAATTCCCTTTGCAAGAAACTCCAGAACTCACGATGACGCGCAGGTAGCGCAGATTGCCGGAAGCATCCGTGAATTTGGATTTACCAATCCTGTATTGATTGATTCCGCTAACGGGATCATTGCTGGTCATGGCCGAGTATTGGCCGCAAGAAAGCTCGACCTAGAAAAAGTCCCCTGCATACGACTGGAACATCTCACGGATGCCCAGAAACGGGCTTACATCATCGCGGACAATAAGCTGGCTCTTAACGCGGGGTGGGATAACAATTTATTGTCGCTGGAGTTCAAGGATTTAAAGGATTTGGATTTTGATCTATCCTTGACTGGGTTTTTGCCGGATGAAATTAATGCTTTACTTGCGCCGGAACAGGTCGAGGGATTAACGGACGAGGATGCTGTGCCGGATGTTCCGATTGATCCGGTAACCAAGCTTGGAGATATATGGATATTGGGCAATCATCGGCTGATGTGCGGGGATTCCACTAGTATTGATGCGGTGGAGAAGCTGATGGGCGGCGAGAAGGCAGATATGGTTTTTACTTCACCGCCATATAATGCAAACGCAAAGGCTGGTCAGGGCGATATTTTCAATAAGAAAAAAAGTGTTAAACTTTACGCTGATGGGTATTCAGACAACCTTCCTTCGCAGGAATATATTGATTTTGCATCTTCTGTTTTGGAGATTTGCTTTTCTGTAACTGACGGTTTTATATTTTGGAACGTCAGCTATAACGCAAAATCAAGATTTGAATATATCCAGCAAATAGTGAATAGGCTTCCATATTTGGTTGAACAAGTTTGTTGGAAAAAAACAAGCACAATCCCATTCAAAGGTTCATTAATGCGAGATTGGGAGCCAATTTATATTTTCTCAACAAATAAGCAGCCAGTTGCAGTTAAATCTGTAACAAGCAACTTTTGGCAGGTTAGCAACACCGGAGCGCAAACGGAGAACCACAAGGCTTGTTTCCCAGTCGAACTTCCTGAGCGTGGAATATCTATTGTTGCAGAAAATACCGGAATTGTTTTTGACCCATTTGGCGGAAGCGGGACGACTTTAATCGCATCCGAAAAAACCGGACGCCACGCCCGTCTCATGGAACTCGATCCGAAATATTGCGACGTTATCGTTCAACGCTGGCAAGAATTCACCGGAAAGACAGCAATTCTTGAATCTACTGGCGAACCGTTTATTCCGGTCAAAAAGGCCGCATGATTGGCACAATAAAAGGTTAAATTATGGCTCAGAAACCGCATAAGCCTACGGATGATATGCGTAAGCAGGTAGAGCAGGCATCTGGATTAGGTTTGCCGCATGACCAGATAGCTGCGCTTATTGGGATCAGCGACGAGACGTTGCGTAAATACTATCGGGCTGAGTTGGGTATAGGTAAGGCTAAGGCATCTGCCACTATTGCCAAAACGCTATTTAACAAGGCGCAGGGTGGGGATACGACCGCGATGATCTGGTGGACTAAGGCGCAGATGAGGTGGTCTGAGGTGCAGCGGCATGAACTTACTGGCGCTGATGGCGGGGCAATTAAGACGGAATCCAATATTTTCGAGGAATTGCTCAAGAATATCGAACTTACCCGACAATCTGACGATTAATGCTGCGATGCAACGCAGGGGCTATTGTGCGTTTTAGTGTCAAAAAAATCGGGTGAGTATCTTTTCTCATGCTGCATTGCGTCAATAATTAAATTATTGGGAGCAATATTTGAATCCGTGGAAACGTAAAGAGGTAATCGGAGACGCCACGCTATACCTTGGCGATTGTCTGGAAATCCTGCCGACGCTTGGAAAGGTAGACGCGGTGATTACTGACCCGCCGTATGGGGAAAAGACACACGCGGGCGCTAGGACTGATAGCGGCGAGACCAAGCTAATTGAATTTGCCAGCATAGATGACGCTACGTTTCAGCGGTTCTGCCGCATGGCGGTCGATCTCTCTAATCGGTGGGTAATCATGACCTGCGAGTGGCGGCACGCTTCCAAAGCGGAAGAATCTGGATTGCCGGTTATACGCCTCGGCGTATGGATCAAGCCCAATGGTATGCCGCAAATGACGGGCGACCGTCCGGCTACGGGATGGGAGGCCGTTCTGCTTATGCACAGAAGCGGTAAAAAACGCTGGAACGGTGGCGGCAATCCGGCTGTATGGGTGTTTAACAAGGAGAACGGCGAGCACCCAACGACAAAGCCGCAAGGGTTGATTCGCAAATGGCTAACGCAATTTACGGACGCTAATGAAACCGTATGCGATCCCTTCATGGGCAGCGGCACAACCGGAGTCGCCTGCGCCAATCTCGGTCGCAAGTTCATCGGCATTGAAATCGAGCCTAAATACTTCGACATCGCCTGCGAGCGTATCGACAACGCATATCGACAATCACGCATGTTTGCATAGTTAAATGACTAACGTAGCAGAAATCCTGAAGTCAGAGGATGTCCGCAAGCAATACGGTCTTTTATCGCCGGAATACAGGGCGGGTTTTGAATGGCGTGCCAGATGGTTGATGACTGCTCACAAGCACCAGATAGTTCCGGCTGGGGAGTGGTGGGCTATCTGGCTTTTGCAGGCCGGAAGGGGGGCCGGGAAAACGCGCACAGCTTCAGAACAGGTTGGATGGTGGGCATGGAGTGAGCCTAAGACCCGTTGCCTAGTGGCTGCTCCGACATCCTCAGACGTTCGTGGCACCTGTTTTGAGGGTGACTCAGGGTTGATTAATGTAATCCCGCAGCCGCTGATTAAAGACTATAACAAGAGCCTGCATGAGTTGACGCTGGTCAACGGGAGTCTGATCAAAGGTATTCCCGCATCCGAGCCTGAGCGTTTTCGTGGAGCGCAATGGCATTTCGGGTGGGCCGATGAATTAGCTGCTTGGGACTATCTTCAGGACGCATGGGATCAGATCATGCTGTCCGTCCGCTTGGGGAAACGGACGCGGATCATCTGCACGACCACGCCGAAGCCTAAAGACCTACTGATAGAACTCAACGGCAGGGAAGGCGACGATGTTGTTGTCACCAGAGCCAGCACTCATGCCAATTTAGCAAACCTCTCTCCGACCTTCCAGAAGCAAATCCTGCAATACGAGGGAACGAAGCTGGGCAGGCAGGAGATTTACGCTGAGATCATCGACCCCGAAGAATCGGGTATTGTGAAGCGGGAATGGTTCCAGTTGTGGCCTGCTGACAGACCGCTGCCCAAGTTTGAATACATCATCCAGTCGTATGACTGCGCGACATCTGACAAGACGCAGAACGATCCTACCGCATGTATCGTGCTGGGAGTATTCAAGCCGTTAGATGCGCCGATGTCTGTGATGATGATAGATTGCTGGCAAGAAAGGTTGCAGTATCCGGACTTGCGGCCAAAGGTCATAGCGGAATATGAGGTTAGCTATGGCGCGGAGGAAGGTAAGTCTATTGGTG